AGAAAAAAAGCCTAAGAAGATCATTATCAAGTAATCTTATTAGTCATACACTCCTGAGCACGAGTATAAACTGCTCATATTTTTATGATATAATATACTTATGCCATATCGTGTCGGAGCCAAGGGATCATACGGTTGCTCGGGTTACCCTGCCCTAAAGGATGATGGAACCGTAATGGGTTGCCACACCACAAGAGAAGAAGCAGCCAATCAAATTTATGCCATCAATCAATCTGAGGGCAACATAGGAAAGCAAGCTGCAGAGATTAAAGAGGGCGACTACGTAATGGGAATGACCTCAGAGGGAATGGCTCACGGCGTTGTTGAGCACATCATGTGGGAGGGTGGCACCCTTGGAACACCAGGATCTGAGTACGCACTTGAGTCTATGCCACCAGAAAATCCAGCAATGTCTGTAAGACTTTATGAATATGAAGAAGAAGAAGAGACTTGGGAACCAACTGCATACAGCATTGGAATGATGTATCAAAACGCAACAAGACTGGAATCTCTAGAAGGGCACAAGATGCCAGAAGACATGGAAGAAGACGACATGGAAGAGTACGAGATGGACTCAATGTATAAGGCAGAAACATTTACCCCCACTTCTGGCATGAAAGCAGCAGCAAGACGTGCACTCAAGTGGAAAGAAGAAGGCAAGGCAACTGGTGCAGGAACTCCTGTAGGTTGGGGTCGTGCTACAGATATCGTTGCAGGAAGGCCAATGTCACTAAGCGTTGTCCGTAGAATGTTTTCGTTCTTCTCACGTCACGAAGTAGACAAAAAAGGCAAGGACTTTAACAATACAAGCAATCCTTCTAATGGTCGCATTATGTGGGACGCTTGGGGCGGAGACGCAGGATTCTCTTGGTCACGTGGCATTGTAAATAGAATGAAGGACAAGGCATTGTTCGCAGACTTTGGAAAAGACTTTACTAGATCAACCAGCCTGACAGACTTGTTCAAAGCTATCGGCGTTGGCTCAATGGTTTCTTGGAACTCTTCTGGCGGTAGGGCCGAAGGCAAGATTACCAGAATCATTCGTGATGGAAGATATAATGTTCCTGGAACAGAAGTTACAGTAACTGGTACACCAGAAGACCCAGCAGCAGTCATTAGACTATATCGTGACGGCAAGCCAACCGATGTTATGGTTGCACACAAGCTAAAAACACTAAGGTCTAAGTAATGAAAAAAGCACTAATCACTGGCATTACTGGCCAGGATGGTTCATACTTGGCAGAACTTTTGCTTAACATTGGCTATCAGGTCCACGGTATCGTAAGAAGATCATCTACCGACAATCTAATTAGACTTAAAGACATCCTTACTAACGACAATCTATTCCTTCACCAAGGCGACCTAACTGATTCCGCATCTATAACAAACCTAATTAAGATTATTGAGCCAGATGAGATTTATAATCTTGGTGCACAAAGTCACGTGCAGGTATCTTTCGATACAGCAGAGTTTACAGCAGAGACAGACGCTCTTGGCCCACTAAGAATTCTTGAAGCAATTAGGGTGCTAGGTTTGAAAGACAAGACACGATTCTATCAGGCATCCACGTCTGAGATGTTCGGCAAAGTTCAGGAAGTTCCACAAAAAGAAACAACAGACTTTTATCCAAGATCGCCATATGGTGTAGCAAAGCTTTACGGTCACTGGATTACAAAGAATTATCGTGAGTCATACGGCATTCACGCTTCAAGCGGTATCTTGTTTAATCACGAGTCACCAAGACGTGGGGCAAACTTTGTAACAAGCAAAATTGTTCTAGGTCTACACAACATTGCAAATGGTAAACAGGATATGCTAGAACTGGGAAACCTAGATGCTTTGCGTGACTGGGGACATGCAAAAGACTTTGTTTATGCTATGTGGCTAATGCTTCAGCAGGACGAGGCAGATGATTATGTAATCGCTACAGGAGAGCAGCACTCGGTAAGAGATTTCGTAGAGAAGGCTGGAAAGCATTTCGGCATGAATATCTGGTGGAAGAATCACGGCCTAAACGAAATTGGCTTTGATGCAAACACTGGCAAAGAGATTATCAAAGTAAACCCTAAATTCTTTAGACCAGCAGAAGTAGAGACCCTACTAGGAGACTCTACAAAAGCTGAGGAAAAACTTGGATGGTTTAGAAAGAGATCATTTGATGATCTTGTTAGTGATATGTGTGAAAATACCCCTAAAATCTTTCCAAACTATTCCCCAGAATAACTTGACTCTAAGTCGTATCCTTGATACAATAGATGTCTAAGGTCCCATAGTTTATCGGTTAGAACGCTGCCCTTTCACGGCGGTGGGAGGGGTTCGATTCCCCTTGGGACTGCGACACACCTATAGTTCAGTTGGTTAGAATGCTTCTCTGATACGGAAGAGGTCCCTGGTTCAAATCCAGGTGGGTGTACCAATCCCCTTTGGTGTAATTGGCAACACTACGGTTTTTGGTGCCGTCATTCTTAGTTCGAATCTAGGTGGGGGAGCGATAGGAGAGCAATGAATAAACCAGACTGGGCAGATCGCCTACAAAGAACATTTAAAAAGAAGTACCAAGAAGGCTTTGACGAAGGCTATTCTAAGGGATATGGCGAAGGGTTTACAATTGGATCTAAAAAGGCTGTTAACGAATCCAGAAAAGTCTTTATAAAAAGAATAGAAAAGGAATTGACTTCCTTGCCAGAAAATGGTAAACTTGAGTATAGAAAAGGCCTACAGGCAGCAATCGATCTAATTAACAGGAGAAAGTAATGCACGAGCACGAGGGCGAAAGCCTATTCGACACAATCATTGAAGTTACATTTGGACTAGAGCATATGGCTGCAGAGTTTTTCTGGAATGCTATATTTATTTTGCTAGGATTTGCCGTATCAAAGGCGGTAGCACTACGCAAGATCCACAAGTACATTGATGACAAGCACGGTGTAAAGCACCAGAGAGATGAGTACTAAAATGATTAAACCTTTAGAAGATAAGGTAGTCGTAAAGCCAATTGAAGAAGTAGAAAAGACTTCTGCATCTGGTCTTATCATTACAAAGATGGAAAAAGAAAAGCCAACCGAAGGAGTTGTTGTGGCAGTTGGTTCTGGTGCAACATTTGCTGACGGAACTAAGATGACTATTGATCTGCAGGTTGGTGACAAGGTTATCTACTCCAAGTATTCTGGCACTGAGATTGAGCACAATGGAGACAACCTGGTTATTATGCCATACCGTGATATCTTTGCGGTGATTACAAATGATTAGCCTTAACCTAGACAACCTAACACCAGAGCAGGAGATTGTTGTCGCATCTCTAGTTCGTGAGGGTATGCTAACCGCATATGACAAAGTAATCTCTGTATTCGTTAAAGAGTTTAACGAGACAGCAACAGAAGATCCGCACTTTTCTTACTACGTAAAGCACGTCATTGAAGTGGTTCAGGAACTTGCTGAAGAAGCCAAATCAATTTAGTAGGAATAGAATTGCAAAATCAAATTAATGTATTGGACAAAGGATATGTACGTCTTGTTGACACTCTTGGCAATGATTTATCTGTTGTTAATGCTGCACGTGTATCTTACGATAAAGAGTCTGAAGTCTTTACCGAAAAAGACTCAAAGCTCATTGGCTTCCTCATTCGTGAAGGCCACACGTCGCCGTTTCGTCACGCAGCACTCACGTTCGAAGTCTACGCACCCCTCTTCGTCGCAAGACAGTGGTGGAAGTACGCAGTAGGCTCTACACACATAGACGATCAAAATGGCTGGAACGAATCTTCTCGTAGATACATTACGGAAGAAGAAGAGTTCTATGTGCCCAGTGCATCGTCTTGGCGTAGCAAACCAGAGAACAGCAAGCAGGGTAGTGGTGAGCCAGTTCACTTTGGTCTTGGGTATCACTACACTAATAAGCTTAATGAACTAATTAACGAGAGTGTTACCCTTTATCACGAAGCAATGAATGACAATATCGCACCAGAGATTGCTCGTCTGTTCCTGCCAGCATATGGAATGTATGTACGTTGGCGTTGGACTGTATCGCTACAGGGAATAATGACATTCCTTGACCAGCGACTTGAGCACGATGCACAAAAAGAAATTCAAGACTATGCACTTGCTGTTAAGGATTTATCTAACTCTGTATTCCCAGAAACCTTTAAGGCGTTGCACAAATGATTATTGGACTTAGCGGTTATGCACAGGTAGGAAAGGACACAGTTGCCAACCACCTTGTTGAAAACTATGGTTTTGTAAAGGTATCGTTTGCTGATCCTATCCGTCAAGCACTATACAGACTTGACCCAAGAATTCGCATAGATGAATTTAACGGAGCATCTCTTTCCAGTGCTGTTGACCACATGGGATGGGAAGAGGTAAAGCGTTTGTCTAGCGATGCCAGAGAATTGCTTCAGCGTCTTGGTACAGAGGTTGGTAGAGAAATGTTTGGCGATGACTTCTGGGTTAATCAAGGGCTTATAAGGGCTAAAGAACACAAGAACGTAGTCTTTGCGGATACTCGCTATAGAAATGAAGCAAATGCTATTGTTAAAAGTGGTGGGCAAATCTGGAGAATAAACAAGCCAGGTAGCAAACCAGTCAACAATCACACATCAGAGATCGATCTTGACTACTACAGTTTTGACTGGGTTATCCCTAATTATGTAGGCGTTAAAGAGATGCTCAGTATTGTTGATAACATTATGGAAACCAGACAGAGTTTGGTATAATTGATTATGAGTTATAAAGCAGACATAATCAGACTTAGGGATGAAGGCAAGAGCTACCGAGAGATAGAAAAAATCCTTGGTTGCTCAAGAGGCACAATCTCTTATTATCTAGGTAACAAGGAAGCAGTTAAAATGACAGAAGAAGTAAAGACAAACAATCCTATTCAGGATAAGGCTCGT